CCTTCACTATGAGCTGGTTGGCCGGCGGCTCGGCGGCCTCCGGCCGGAACCAGGAGGCCGGCCCAATGTCGAGCTGGCGTTGTGGGGTTTCTGCTAGGGCCATGGCCTACTCCTTACGAGAGGGTCCGCTGCACGAGCAGCACCCTGTCTCCTGGGTTCAACGTGAAGCCTACCAAATTGACGCCCTTGTTGAGGGGCGGGCCGCCAATCGGTGCCGTGAGCGGCGCGGCCGCTTCGAGGTACTCCGTGCCTGGGTAGAGGCGCTGCCTATTCAGGAACACGTCCACATGGTTTCCGCCCACCGAGAAGTCGAAGGTCGCTGCCACGCTGGCCTCGCCACCCGTCGCCACGTAGTAGGTGATGGAAGCGATGGTGCTCGGGCCGACAAGCGCCACGCCGGCGCAGTCGCTCCCGCTCGTGTTCACGAGGAACGTGATGTGCCAGGTGAAACGCATCTGGTAGGAGGCCGTCTTGTTGATCGTGGAGAACGCCTTGCGCGCGAACATGGTGCCCGCGCCCAGGAGTCCAGTGAACAGCCCGGCCTCTGTGTAGCCCAGACCATTGCCTTCGGTGGTCAGCCACGTCGCCTCACATCGTACCACGTTGCCACTGGCCGTGGTCGTGACGGCCTTCCGCTGACCGGTGGTCTGCTGAAGCGTGATGTCTGACAGCTGCGGAGGGTTGGCCGGGAATGCCGGGTCCCCCAGCTCAATGTAGGAGAGCGCGCTATTCGCCGCGCCGATGGCCATCTGGGCCATGAGCCCCTCGGCCTGACTGACGACCAGGTTGTCGTCATCAACGACGGTCTCCCACGCCCGCTCGTCATGAATGTCCTCGGCGCGCCGGAGCTCGACCACCAGGCGGCCTACCGCCGCGGGGCCGACATCACCATCGAAGATGCGCTCGGACCTGGCGATCTCCATGGCCCGCCGGCGGCCAGCTCGCCTCATGGCCTTGCGCGTCTCGATGTACCGCCTGGCCTTGTCGAGTGCCATCAAACCCCTCCTAACCAATCACCACGGCGTACCCGGAGACTGCGGCCGGGTGCGTGACGATGACACGGTTTTCAGTTGCGTGTTGCAGTAGGTATTCCCCGGTGTTCAGCGTCCTCTGAAGCACCAGGAACACGTCCATGTTCCCGGACACGACTGGGGCATCCACCGACACCGAGATGCCCAGGGCATCGGATGGGGTGAACAGGTTTGCCCCGGTGATGGGCAGGCCGGGGAACACCAGGCCAGGCGGAGATCCGCCGGGAACCAACACGGTGCCGCCGGTGATGGGGTTGCCATTGATGTCGAAATCTACAGTGATGTTCAGCGGCCCGATCACAGAGTCGTCCACGGCGACCTGAGCGCCCACGATGGCCCCGTTGTAGGGGAACACCCACGCCGCCCTCACGGGGACGGGCGGACCAGGTATCAACGTAGACAGGTGCACGGGCCCGAGACGTGCCACCATAGCCGCCTGCTCCGGGTACGTGTGCACCGGCCGGAGTTGGCTCCACGAGGCGTCGTGCACCTGGACAATTGGCTGGCTCCCAAGGTTGTGGTCGATCTGCCAGACTGAGGCCGGCGTGGTGATCTGGACCACCGATTTGGCCGGGGCCGGGAACCCGAGGTGGACGTTCTGCATCAGCGTACGGAAGGCACCATCGAAGAAGACCTGGTACTTGACGTTGTTCGGGTCCTCTGCGAGCAGCCTCGGCATCCCGTCGCGGCGCTGCGTGGTGTCCGGCTTGGCCGAATCGGTCGAGTAGTTCGACTGGCCCAGCGCGTTGAAGTTGTTGCGTATCTCCTCACTCAACGCGGGCGTTCGGGTCCCCGGCCGCTCAAAACGGAACAGCTCGCCTGGCTCAGACATTCAGGTCCTCCCTACCACAACCCATCGGCCGGTGAAGCGCCTCCGGTGTCGATCTCCAACACGTCCAGCGGGCACACGATCTCCGCCCGGTCGTCGAACGGCATCTGCATCTGCACCACTGTACCCAATGCGTCGAGCACTTCCACCCGCATCTGGGCCTCGCTCGTAGGCGCTTCATCAATCATGTAGAGGTCGCTGAGTCCGGTGGACATCGGCACGCTGGGCACCGGGTCGGTGTCCTTGCGAAGGATCTGTGCGCACCCCTCCGCGTCGGTCGCTCCGGGGGAAAACTCGTCTCTGATCTCGATGGTGAGCGCGAGGGTCCGCAGCAGGACATGGATCGGCTTGCACTCATCCAATCGCTGCAACAGATTGGCCACCACCTCATCATCGATCTCCGGCGGATCACCGCCTCCCGGAGACAGGTTGATCTCAAGGTCAATGCGGGCGGCCTGGTAAGGCCACTCCTCTGTGATCTGCTCGTAATCCACCGTGACGGGGCCTACAGTCGGGGCAGGGAAAGTGAGACTGTACCTGCCCGTCACGTGGTCGATGGAGCCCAGAACACCAGCGCCCCCGATGAGGTCATCGTTCAGCTCGGAAGACCTGACTGGCGTAGTGCCGTCCGTAAAGAGGACGGTGCCCGGCTTGATCGGAGCGCCGGACAGCTGGCCGGTGAATGACTGGCCACCAGCCGGCCCTACCGGTTGGCCGGTGACCTGGGCCGTGTCATACCTAGTCTCGTTGTAGTCCCCATTCTCTTCGTAGATGTCCTTCTTCCACAAGGGCGTCAGCTTCAGGATCTCGAAGCCGATCATCCGGTACCACACCCGAACGCCGCCGCGCTGTCCGATGAGCTTGAAAGCCTGGCGCAGCCCCATGACCACCGTGCGCTGCATGTCCTCCGAGATGCTAGTGTCCAGGTCGTAGCCGAACGAGCGGGCAAGAACCGGGAGAAGGTTCACAGGACACGTCATGGGGTCGAGTAGGTTGTCCAGACTCTCCAGCACAGCCAGATCCTCCCCCTCCATCTCCTCGATGGCGTAGAAGAGGTCCTGGACGATAGGGGTCAGGCCAATGGCGTCCCATGAGAACTGAATCGCCGCCTCAACATCGGCCGCGGAATCCCACTCGGCGTCAGGGTCATCCCAGTGGACGGCGTGGCCAAATGCGTAGGACTCCTGGTCCGACCGTTGGAGCCTTGGAATCAGCCGGCGGTACAGGTCAACCCGGAGACGATTGTACGCTTCACGATCAGCCAAGCTGCACCTCCGGCGGCTTCTCCGTCAGGTTCACCCGGCCGAGCGCGGCCACCTGGTGCCCATCGACCGGGACATCCAGGGCAGGCGGAACACCTGTCAGGCTGTCGTAGGTCAGGATAAGATCCCGCCCCGACGCGATGGGACTGCCCGCCAACGAGGCGACGTACCGGCCTCGGAGATGGTCCAACCTGTCAGTGGGATACGGGTTCACGCTACCGGCAGCGGGCGGCCCCCAGAGCCGGCCGGTGTGGTCCGAGAACAGACCCTTATCCAGCCCAGGCGCAGCCGGCGTCTTCACCCGGAACACCCACCCAGCGTACATGACGGTAGCCACGTTCGTGACCCAGATGTTGAACGTAGGCCCAACGCCAGCGGCTGGGGCCGTCAGGAATGTGATGGTCCCGCTGCCTCCGGCGTACACGATAGTGTTCGTGCCCTCCGGGTCCAGGCTCTCCCCATCGATGTCGCTGTTCCAGTTATCGTAGGCGTCCTCAACGGTGTTCCCAGGCGCGGACAGACTGGAGAGCTCAAACCGGAGGCGGCCTTCGCCGTCGTTGCCGCCGCGCGACAGGTCCACTCCGGTAGTGAACGTGAACTGCTTTGTCGAACCGTCCGGCGCTGGGGCCAACGTAGCCACGAACGATCCGCCACCACCTGGGCCTGGCGGAGGGTTGGCGTTCCACTCCGCACTGATCTTGCCGTCCTCGTAACGGACCGTGCCCCCCACCAGGACGTTCCCGAAGAGGTTACCTTCCCCGTCATCGGCGCATAGAAGGTGCGCACCAGGCTGTTGACTGTCGGCATCGAAGCCTCCCCAAATGAACACGCGGCCGGCGGCCAGGGGGAGGAGATCATCCGGCATGTAGAGGTCCATGGTCCTGGTCTGCCAGGAAGCCGTGATGACCAGGGTGGGTGCCACGTTGAACGTGAAGGAAATCTCGCCGGTGTTGTAGTTCACTGACCCAACAGGCACGGCCAGCTGAAGGAGGACCCCGGAGCCGTTGTCGGTGACGACCTGACCGCCGCTGTCCTGGATGGACAACGTGGTAGGGATGATTCCGGCCGGCAGGCGTCCGGCCATCTGGGCCGTGGTGCCGATCTGGAAAGCGTCGATGACCTTCACTTGATCGCCGGACCACATGCCGCGGGGCCTGCGCTGAATGACTGGGTAGTACTCCGTAGCTCCGTCGATGGAAGATACCGTCCCGTCGCTGGAGCCGATGGTCTCCTCCCTGGCGAAGTAGGACTCGTGCCTGGCCTGGGCGTACACCCTGCTTCCGATGGGGGGCGCGGACGCGAACTGTAGGGAGAACACGCCGGTGGTCATGTCCACCGTGTTGCCTGGGCTCCCCGGCGAAATGCTCGTATCGTTGTCCCCGGTGACCGCTCCATCTCCGTCGTCAACGGCCTGCTGGCCCCCGCCAACGTCAGTGACGATCACGGACAGCGGCACGAGCTCAGTGCCCTCCGGCAGAACGAAATTACCGGAGAACAACGTGGTGCTCCCATCGCCCGTCCCGATGTCGATTAGGAGGCGCTCAGACCCTACCACCCGGAGTATCTCTGCGCTCGCCACGCCGTCCGTGCCTTGAATGGCGGAGTACAGCCGACTCACGGAGAGGTCCGTGCCCGGCAGCACGAACGCGCTCTGGAAGAACCGTTCGATGGATTCTTGGACGGCCGCGAACACCGTTTGCCGAACCGCCCCGGTCTCCAGAATGATCGCAACGTCTACGTCCATCAGGATCACATCACCATCGATGACTTCCACGTTCGTGCAGATGGTCCTCTTCGAGTCCAAGTACTTCTTGACGGCCAGCTTGAGGGGCGTGTTGGAGGTCGAAAGGTTCCCCTCAGAGTCCCTGCCCCAGGTGGCGATCTCCACCGTGTTGAGCTCCGGGACGGTCTGCTTCAAGTACGCGGAGGCGTGTGCCAGCGCACCGTACACCTCGTCGTAGTAGGTGGCCGCGTGTGTGGTGAAGTCCAACCGCCGGACGGCACGGTCTCCGGCAATGGCGTACTTGGGAGCGAAGAACCGAGCGTGCTCCACCGTCTCCGGGGCCTCGCCACCGCGCCCGGCCTCAACGTTACGAAGTTGGACGGACGCCCTAGCGCCGCTCGGCAGCACGCCCTGAACGGTGGTGCTGACGGCCCCAATGTCGATATTGCCGCGGTCACCACCACCAACGCGGTAGCTCACCAGGACGGACGCCCCGGCCGGCGGCACAGAGCCCAGCACCCCGTCTCCGAACATGATGGTGCCGGTGTCCTCCGGGTCGTAGGTAAGCTGGTACCGCTTCTGCGCCCCGATCACCAGGTAGTGAACATCGATCACGTCACCGGCCGAGGGGGCGGCCCCGTCAGCCACAGCGCCGAACCTGATCTTCGTGGTGCCGTCCACCTCTTGGACCATTTCATATTCGAGCGGAGCGCCCGTCAGT